TCATTACTGATGTCCCTAACGGTATGAAAATGTTCCAAAGAGCAGCTTTAAAAACTGCTATGGAAGGTGATTTCGATACTGGCAACGTTAGATACAAAGCTAGAGAAAGATACTCATTTGGAGTATCTGACTATAGAGGTATCTTCGGTGTAGAGGGTGCGTAATCCAAAATAAATTTGTGGCGGGACATAGTTCCGCCACATTTTGCAAATAAGGTAAGAAATGCTTAAGAAATTCCTAGTAAATATATGGGCTTATGATCATCACGCTAAATTTGAAGTTTTAGCGGAGGATTCTGCCACTTCCATTGAACAATCAATCCTTGACAAATTGGGAGAAAAAAGTATAAAGTGGGAATCATCGGGAATGTTTAGTGATGCCCGTAGAATAACCTATGAGGAGGTTAGTCATGACCGAAGGCCTATACAAACAAAAAAGGTCCTTGGAGTTGAGGTGGCAGTTGGAGTATGAGCAAAATGGCAAATATACTCTTAATATGGTCGAAATTGATAATGCAATTAAAAGTATTATTACTGAGATCAAATTGGAAGAATCGAAGATTGCAGATAGAGAAAATGCAATTCAGAATGCTGCTCCCGAAGTTTCTGTGGCTACTTAGATAAACGCCACATCGCTGAAACCGTATATTTCTGTAAGGATCTCTTGCACTCTATTAAAAAATAACATATAAATTTGCCACTATACAAATTAAAAAAAAATTAAATGTAGACGTGTATAGTCGACATCCCCTAGGGACTGCATTTAAAATATTCTAGGAGGAATATTATGGCAAACACAACGTTTAAGGGAACGGTAAGAGCAGAATCTGGTCTTAAAGTTTCCACACAAACAGCCGGTACTGGAGCTTATACTGATTATTTTACAGTTAGTTCAGCCGGTGTATTAAGTGTAACGGGAAGATCAACTCTTACTGGAAACACTATTGCAACTACAGCTGGTACAGGAATCACAAGTGGTTCTGGTACAATCTATGCAAGTTCAGCAATTAAATCAGGTGGAATGTATCACACTAAAATTTTAATGGATTTAACTGGACTAGCAAGTTCTGGATCTGCTGACATTATTGGAAAAGATAGCACTGCTAATTGTCACATTGGTCAAATCACTGCGGCAGTAAGTGGAACACTTTTAGGAGGACAAATAACTTGTCTTGAAGTTCCAGCAGGTGGAGATCCTGATATAGATCTTTGGTATGCTGATGAAGCAACTGGTACAGAAGATGCAGCTATTTCTGGTTTATCAAACCAAGTTCAAGTAACAAACGGCGGAGATCACACTTTAGGTGGTGTTGATGCATTCTTAGCTGGTGTTGTACCCGCAGCAGATAAATATTTATATTTAGTTTCAGGTGCAGCTACAAACGCTGATTACACTGCAGGTCGATTATTAATCGAAATGTGGGGCTACTCAGCATAATAAATAACTCTTCGGGTGGAGTGTAATGACTCCACCCTTAGATAAGGAGGAATAAAAATGGCTGATGCAGTATTAAATCAAACACTTTATCAAGGTGTAAAAAAATTAATCACACATTATCAAAATGTTTCTGATAATTCTGGAGGCACGACTACAGTGGTTGATGTTTCTGGTCTAGACGCAGATACGTTAGGAAATTCTTGTGCAACAGTTACATTAAACAAAATATGGTTTAGTGTATCTATGACAGCAAAAGTAGATGCCGTAAAACTAATGTGGGATGCAGATACTGATGCATGCTTTTTAACTGTAGAACAAAGTGGATTTTTAGATTATAGCTCAATTGGTGGTATCAAAAATAATAAAGCTACTAATTACACTGGAGACGTTAAAATAGTTATGCCAGCTTGTACGGCTAATGATAGTGCTACAATTACGTGCGAATGGCTTAAGAATTACTAGGAGGTAGCAAATGGCTAATACTACTTCCGGAACAGTAACGTTCGACAAGACGTTTTCTGTTGATGAAATTATACAAGAAGCTTACGAGAGACTTGGTATTTCAGCAGTAAGTGGTTATCAATTAAAAACAGCAAGAAGATCTTTAAACGTTCTTTTTCAAGAATGGGGAAATAGAGGTTTGCACTACTGGGAAGTAGCTGAAACTAATATTGATGTTATCGAAGGACAAGCTGAATATACTTTTTATAGAGCAAGTGGTGATGGAACAAGTTCCGTAACAACTGCTCCAGCAAGCGTTTACGGAGTTGCAGATATTCTTGAAGCAACACTTAGATCCGATAGAACATCTACAAGTCAATCTGATTCTTCTCTTACAAAAATAGCTAGATCAGCTTACTCTGCTTTATCAAGTAAATTATCTAAAGGGACTCCTTCACAATATTTTGTTCAAAGATTAGTGGACAAAACAACTTTAACCGTTTATCCAACAGCAGACTCATCCAATGCATCTAAAGATATTCATATTTATTATGTAAAAAGAATTCAAGATGCAGACTCAACTTATACAGATGCAACAGATGTTCCATACAGATTTGTACCGTGTATGATTTCAGGACTTGCATTTTATTTAGCTCAAAAATTTAACCAACAATTAGTACAACAATTAAAATTATTGTACGAAGACGAGTTAACAAGAGCATTAGCAGAAGATGGTTCTTCAGCTAGTACTTATATAACTCCGAAAAATTACTACCCGAATATATAATGGCATACGCAAGAGGAAAACACGCACAGGCAATATCAGACCGATCAGGAATGGCTTTTCCATATAATGAAATGGTTAGAGAATGGAATGGTATGTTTGTTCATAAATCTGAATTTGAACCAAAGCAACCACAATTAGAGCCAAGACCTCATGGTGGAGATGCACAGGGGTTACAAAATGTAAGATCAGATAGAACAGAAAATGCTGTAGCACAATTATTACCACATGATCCGTTTACCACGTACGCGGCTTCATCAGGAATTATAAATGTGTATGCACCAGATCACGGATTGACAAATGGGTCAACGTACAGATTTAGAGGAGCACCAACAGTTTCAAGTGGTTCTGCAGGATATGGTAATCCAGGTAGCTTCGATGGTATAGCAGGGTCCAATATTGCAAAATCAGCAGGCTATGCTATTACTACAGGTAAGTATGTTAGTGGTAGTAGAGACACAGATAAAACAGATAATTGGTTTTATTTTACAGTTGATACAAACACTGCAACAGCAGGAAGTGTTAAAGGAGGAGGGTTTCCAGTCTCAGTAGGACCAGCAACCCTTAGTGCATAATGGCAGGATGGAATTGGTTTAAAGTTGGATCAGGAGCTATTAAAAAGCTTAACAAGAAAATTAAAAAAAGTAAAACTGGCTCTGCAGGTCCAAAAGAAATTGAAGTATATAATAGAATTCATAGAACTTGGCTTAAAAAACAATTCGGAAAAAAGGATAAAAAATAATGGCTGGTTTCACATATTCAACATTAACAACAGCAATCGGTAATTATACCGAGGTTGGTACTTCTGTATTATCTAGTACGATTACAGATCAATTTATAGATAATTCAGAATTAAGAATTTTTAGAGATGTTCCAATTGATGCTGATAGAAGAGAAATTGTTAATAATTTAGTAGCTTCAAAAGATAATGTCCATGTTCCTGCAGGCACTTTATATGTTAGAGGATTACAAGTTTATACTTCAACTACAGCTGCAACGGGTGCTAATAGCTGGTTAGAAAAGAAAGATATTAGTTTTTTAAGGGAATATGATGCAGCTGAAACTACTACTGGCACACCTAAATATTACGCTATGTCTGATGGCGGAGCTACTGGAATTGGCTCAACTTCATCAGGTAGAATAACAATTGTTCCTACTCCAAGTTCAGCTTTTATGTATAGACTGCATTATAATGCTAGACCTTTAGGATTGAGTTCAGCAAATACTACAACTTATATCAGCACGAATTTTGGAAATGGACTTTTATATGCATGTCTAGTCGAAGCATTTAGTTATTTAAAAGGGCCGATGGATATGCTACAATTATACGAACAAAAGTATCAAACTGAAGTACAGAAGTTTGGTGCAGAACAAATAGGGAGACGAAGAAGAGATGACTATACAGATGGTGAACCACGTATAGCTGTCAACGTTCCGTCACCGTAAGGATTAAAATATGGCAACACTAACAACTAAAGTAATTGAAGAAATCACACTAAACAATAATAGTTATAATAGCGAAAGATCTTTGGATATTTCAAGTGTTAATGAAATTGTTAAAAGAATAGTAACCATTTCAACTACTGAAACAGGCTTACTAGGTTTTGCTACAGCTTCCTCAACAGATTTATCAAAAAGTTATCTAGCAGGTCAGTTTGATGAAGACGATGTTAGATATATTAGAATTACAAATTTAGATTCAACGAATCACCTTACATTAACATTTAGAGATGAAGATAGTACAGAGTTTTGTATGAAGGTAGACGCTGGCCACTCGTTTATTTATCCAGGTGATAATAGTGGTGGAGTTAAAGATACTATGCATGCAGCTGGTTCTGCAATTACAGTATCATTAAACGATTTAGTCGATATCACAGCACTTGCTGATACAGATTCTTGTGATGTTGAGGTATTTG